CCCACATGCTAAAGCCGTTCGGACCCCACCAGAACACGCGCCCGTCTGCCGCTGCATGTGCGCCGCGTGAGATGATGCCCGCGTTCTCGCCAACCCGCGCCACGTCGTAAACAAACGGGAGCCCCAGATACGTCATCGCGTAGGCGTCAAGGTCGGTCCAGATCAGTGTGGTGTTTCGCGTGCGCCGCCCACACATAAGCTGGCCTTGCGTCTCGATGTCGTAATCACCGGCTTGGTTCGAAGCCGTCGGCGTCCAATCCACGTTATCGCGCCGATCGCACCACTGGATCTTGCGCGTGTCCCCGCCAGCGCCAAGCACCACCACGAAGCCTTCCGGCGTCGTCACACAGGCAGAACCCGTGGGCGAGCCCGACACAAGCGCCGCAACCGTCGGCCCCGTAATATCAAGCTGCCATTCGTACAGCTTGCTATCCTCGGCCATCATGCCGATGAGGTAGTCTCCGAACGTGTCCAGCGTCCACATCGAGGCCGGATAGGCGAGCACCGTCGAATCCGCGCGCGGCGTGCCGTATGTGCCGACACCGTAGAGCCCGACGCCGTAGCCGCCGCCTGTCGCCGCGTCGGCGTAGCCAGTCGTGAACCCAACCGGGGTTATATCCACCATCGCCGTCAGCGACGGCGTTGCCGCGTAGAGCTTTGAATGCGTCCCGACCGCGAAGTAACGCACGCCCTCGCCGCGCCAGATAATCATCGCCCGGCCCTTACCGGTGAAGGCTGTCGTGATGCGCTTGACCCAGCCGCCGATCGGCTTCATCGCGCCTTCGTACCAGCGCACGCAGCTTGAATTATACCAACGGCCTTTGTTCTGATAAATCGTCCCGCGCCGGCTCAGACCAGGCGGTATCTCAGCCGTGAGCAGGCTCATGCTGCGGTCAAGTCTCGCTCGAACACGCATGCCACCAAATCAAAGCCGGTCAGGTATTCCTTGCGCCAGAACTTCGGCCCCGTGATCCGCATGCGCTCGCACTTGGATGAACGCGCTTCACCCGTCAGCATCGGCAGGAACGCCAGCGCATCTTCGAACTCAGGGCCGAGCGCTAGGATCTCAAACACGCCGCCAGCGGCTTGCGTGACCACGATAGCTTCCAATGACGCAGGCGGGCGCAGGATGCCCCAGAGCTTCAGCCGGTTCTCAATCAGGCCGTCGAACACCTGATGCTCGGTAAAGCGGCCCTTGGAGAGCTTACAGGCGTCACGCACGAGCGGGAACACGGTCTTAATCAGTAGCTCATTGCGGCGCATGTCGTCGGCCGTGATCGGCCCGAAGATCGGCTTGGAAGCCACTTCAGCGACGCTCATACAACCACCCGAGGGCGCGAGACTTTGACCGAGCCGGAAGACCGCGCGCGTTGATCGTTCAAATTAAGCCCTTTAATCCCTGCCGCGAACTTGGCCCGGAAAGCCGCCTCGCGCTCGTCCTGCGTGTAGGCGCAAGCCAGCATCAGGCAGCCGTCGAGGTAAACTTGCGGCGCGTTTAGAATGATCCAGTCGGTATCGCTGTCACCGCTGACGGCGGTGAACTTCTGATACCACTTGGCGGCGATTGGCTGCACCGATGCGGGCGCCAGATAGAGGCTGTCGCCTTCGATGGTGTAAATGTACTGCGGCGCCGCCGTGCTCTGAATGGCGTAGGCGTTCTTACGGAAGTCCCACGGCGGCACGTAATTGATCGAGACGGCGCCGTTGCTGGTCGGGACCATCTCGATGAACTCAAGCCAGCCCGTATCGACCTGAGTGCTGATCGTGATGATGCCGCCCGTCGCAGGCGTAATCGTCGCGCTATCGACCATCGCGCTAATGCGAAGCGGGTCAATGTCGGTCCCGTGGCCTCTATACATCATGGCCTGAACTTGCGGGAAGAAGTCAGTGCCGACGAGCGCGGCCGTCACGCCGCCGCCGTTATAGCTCCAGTCTGCAACGGCCGTCTTGATCGCCGCATATGTGTTGAGCGCCATCTATGCCCCCGGAAAGCCAGCGTGAACGGCGAAGGTCTTTTCGAGCACCGGATCACGCACGCGGCGCGCATCTTCGGGGCGATAGTCCCAGTGCTTGGCGATCCAGCCGACATGGGGCAACTCATGCATTTTGTGCTCGCCGTGGAAGTAAACGATGCGCGTGTCCTCGCTTAAGCCTTCCGCGCGGATCTCAGCTTTGTAGCTGACGATCTGCTTCGGGAAGAACTGATCCAAGTCCGTGATGTGCCCAGCCTTCCAGCTATCGCGTATCCAATCCATGTCGTTCTGGCCTTGGTACTCGGTCCACAGCCAATCATTGCCGCCTGGAACCAACGTGACCCCATTGCAGACCGTTTCCGGCTTAAAAGGGTCCATCGGTACAGCGGGCTTTTCGGCGCCCAAGCAATAGGCTGCGATGTGGTCGAGATTGCCCACGATCACCGTGTCGAGGCCGACCATGATCGTGGGCTCGTTCAGTTCGTAGCACTGCGTCAGTGCGCCATAGCTGGGCGTCTCAGCCACCAGCTGGCGCTGCTCAATCGCGTGCTCTGCGTAATCCCGCTCCCGCTCGCTCCAGCAGATGAAGCGGAACGGCACGTTGAGGTGCTTCTCAAAGCCCCGGTAGAGCGCGCACACGTCAGCCTCGGTGTAGTGACGGCTGAACTGCTTGGAGAGCTTGTTAGCGTCCCAGAAGGCGCAGGCGACCGTAATCACTCGGGCGGTCCCCCGACCTTCGCCGTCGCATCACCGAATGCTTCGAACTGCTCGTCTGTGAGTGGAATGAACCCAAGGCAATCGTGCGTTAAAGCCGTGATGATAAGGCCCTTCTCGCCGCTTAGTTTCATGCCAATCCCCACACGAAATCTGTCCTGAAACGGCAGCGACTTCATATGGCTTTCGAGAAATGTCATGCTGCTTGCACCTTCACGCCCGCATAGCGCATGCGGACCTTCTGATCGTCGCGCCCAATCGGCCCTTGCGCCCCTGACGGCCCCATCAGGCAATGCGGGTCAACGTCACGGCTCACGGTCGTTCCCGCCGCGATCATGGCGCCCTCGCCAATGGTCACGCCCGGAAGCACCACGCAATTAGCGCCGATGCTCGCCCCGTCGCGGATCACCACCACGGCGCACTCAGGAACCGCCCAGCCGCGTTTATGCGTCCTGGGCCAGCTATCGTTGCAGATCGTCGTTCCCGGCCCCACGAACACGTCACGGCCAATGTGAACGCCTGGATGCACGCTGGCGCCGTGGCAGATGATCGAGCCCGCGCCGACATGAGCGCCGTCCACGATCGCGCAGGACGCGACCGTCACGTTATCGCCCAGCACAGCGCCGCGAACGACAGACGCGAACTGCCAGACGTGACACCCGTCACCGAGCGTCGCGTTTTTGACTTCAGCTTTCTTGTGGATCATGCCGCGAGCCTCATTTCAAACTCGCTCAAGTCTTCCTCGGATGGCCCGCAGCCCACGTCGTCCTCATCTGGAATTTCGCGAATTTCTTCCGGCAATTCGTCGCACTCGTCTGCGTTCACAGCGGCCAAACCCCAAGGATGCGGCCATGCTTGCCGTCATCCACCTGATCGATTGGTTCGCCCCACTCGGAGCGATGATTGATGTATCGAAACCCGCCCGTCATGCAGTCCGGGCCATCCCGGCCGTGGCATGTGGCAATGATCCACTTCGAGCCCGTGCGGCGCATATTGGCCTGTGCAAGCTCTGTGTCCGCTAGGCTCAAGTGCTGGAAGAAGTCACGTGACAGGATCGCGTCACACGCCGGCAGCGCATCGCTGCGAATGTCCAGAAGCCGCACGTCAGCGCCATAGAGGCCAGCCGCCGCAATGTGCGCCGGTTCCTCATCCACGCCCACATACGCACACGCCAGATCCACTAGCCTGATCCAGTTGCAGTCCCCGCAAGGCGCGTCCAGCAGCGTTTTGACGCCTAAGCGCCCCAATGCGCCCGGAAGCCATTCCCTGACGTTGCGCGTGGCGACAAGCGTTGAGCCCGGCCCGCAGGTCGTCTCTTCCGCTTCGACGGGCCACTTCATGCCGCTTTAGCCAGCTTCATCTGATGCAGCGCCGTGGTGACGTTGTTCATCACCCGCTCCCAGCGTCCGCCGTCTGCGGCCTTCTGCCGGAACAGCCGCGCCGACTCGTAGAACCACATGCGGTCCTCGCCCGCTTTCAGCGCATAGCGCCACTGCGGGTGCTCATCGACCATGACCCAGACAGGCACGCCAAGCGCGCCGCACAGGTCCACCACGCTCTGTGTAGCCGTGATGACCAGATCGAGCGAGGACACGAGCGCTGCGAGGTCGTCTAGGTCGGCGCCCTTCTTGGTCGCCCAGTGAGGATTGAGGACTTGCGGATAAGCGGCAAGCTCGTCTTTGCGGTCCTCGTATTCGAGGTTCACAAAGGTTACGTCGCTGTGTTGGTCGAATAGCTTCTTGGCTATGAGGTCGAACGGAACGGATCGCTTGGCGCGTCCTGTGGCCCAGGTGCCGCCTGTCCAAGCTATGCCGACGCGACGCAAGTTCGGGTTTGGTCCGTCCATCGACTGTAACCACGCCCTCCACGCGGAACGACGCGCAAAATCAGGCGAAAGGAACTCCCTGCGAGCGAATGGCTTCGTTCCGAAGAACTCGCCCAAGCCGCCCATTTCAAGATGCCAGTCGGCCTTCTCCAAGAGAGGCCATTCCAGCGCGCCATGCAGAAGCGTCCCGTACACCTTGGCCTTCGGGAAGCTGCGCGCAAATAGCGTCTCGTTACGCGGGTTGCACTCAATCACGCCGTCGAAGTCAGCAGGCAGCATGCTCATAAACATGATCTCGTCACCCACGCCCTGCTCGCCATGAATGATGACCTTGCCCGGTTTCTTGCCGTCCCAGCGTGGGAGCCCGTAATCCCGCTCCGTGCGGGGTCGTACAGCCGTTCCTGCGCACTTGGAGAACTCAGCCCAGCCCTCGGCCCAACGGCCAAGGTGCATGAGCGCAAAGCTCCGGTTATGCGCCGGGTTCACCTGACTGCACTTGGCTGAGTATTCCAGCGCCTCTTCGTGCCGGCCAATCTGGCTCGCCACGTTGCAGAGGTTGTCATAGGTGCCGCGGCCCTCGCCGTACTCCAGCGCTTTCTTGAACGCCTTGTACGCCTCTTCGGGCTGGTACTCTTGCAGCGCACAGCCGATATTGTCCCAGATCGGACCCAGCTTGGTCGGGTCTTTGGTATAAGCCCGCGCCGAGTTGAGAATAAGCGCGCCCATGCCTTCATGGCCGCTCAGCAGCATAGCCGTGCCGCCGATGAACATAGCGTCCACACAGGCCGGATCGCGGCGTAGAAGCTCGTCACAGGCCGTAAGCGCCCGCAGGCTGTCGCCAGCCTCGGAAGCGCGTTGAGCTTGGAGTAAAAGCTTGTCGAACTCAGACATGCACAGGCGCCGTCTTCAGCTTGCGGAAGTCGCTGCTGTTCAGCTTCGCCCACATCCACTTGTCCCACTCTTCGTGAGGCCGGAACGGGTCTGTAATCCGCGTATCCGGCGAGCGCGTTGAGTTGAACTCATGCACCCACGCAAAAAGCATGGTCATGGGAACCCGCGCCACATGCCAGAAGTCGTTATTATCGCCGCGCCAAGCTTGGCCGCTATCGTTGAGGCTGCGGGTGTTAGCATCAAGGATCGCGTCCACGTTCTCAGTGCGCGTAATGGTCAGCCCCTTGGTGACGTGGTCGTACTGCATCGTTTCCACGGCGCCGGTCAGGGGGTCGATGTCTAAAAGCATGTCATCTCCAAAAACGGGGCGAGCCGTTTAAAGCTCGCCCCTAGGTCGTTGGGTCGGTTAGTTAGTGCCTATCAGGAGACACAATCCGCAATTTTCCCGCTGGCCGCTTCGTTCTTCGATTGCAGCGTCCATTCGCACAACAGGTGCTTCTTGGTCGCGTCACCAGTCTTCGCCAGCTCTTCAACCTTCATCGGACGCAAGTAGCGCAGCGCCCAATAGTTGGTATCGAGCACCAAGGCGGTGCGGCCGCGGCTGAAGCGGTTCGGGACGATCTTCACCTTGCCGAAGTCATGCAAATAAATGTCCGCCGCCGCGATGATCGCCAACGCGCCCGACGAGGCCGGGTTGTTGCCATAATCGCTGTACTTCGTAGTGATACCCGAGAACGCGCTGATCTTCTGCTTGTTGTACGAGCCGACGACAACCATGGTCGGTTGACCGCCAGCCGTCCAGCAAAGCGCCAAGCAGCTTTTCAGGATCGCTTCCGTGATGGTGCGCAAGTTGGACGATGAACCGTCCGTCGCCGCCGTCACCGTACCAGCGGCCGTGTAGCCGCCGTCCGCGCCGTCCGTGGCGCCCGCCGTGCCACCATAAATGGTGTTCGTCGTCATCCACGCTTCCATGCCCGCCGAGACGCGAGCCGTAGCAGAAGCGCCAGCCGCCGACGCAGAGTTGCCGGTGATCGCCGTTTCCATGTCGCGCTTCAGTTCCCGACCGCGCTTGGCGATCTGGTAGGCCAGTTCTTCTTCGCGGCCCGCCGTGTTCACAGCGTTTGCCGTGCCTGACACAATCACCGCCTTGCCGCTGATCTGCGTGTAGTTGCGCAGGCGGGTCGTCGGCGTTGCGGTCAGATACGTGGCGTCCGCGCCTTCAACCAGACGGTTCGAGCCGTTGGCCGATGCGAGAGCATCCTTTTGCCATTCCGGCATCGTGTTGCGGCAAGGTGCGCCGCGTTGAATCATCGTGAACACCGGCGTTTCTTCCGGCGAGATGTCCGAGATTTCGTTAGAGAGGTCTTCCCGAATACCTACCTGACGGTAGGTCTGATATGTGGTCGTAACCATGATGCGTCCTCAGAAGTTTTTGAGAGCGCCAGACCTCATGAGTAATTTTGCGAACGACTCTTCTGTCCCCACTTTCGCGTGCTCGGTGCGAGCCTTGGAGACAAACTGACCGCTTTGCGGATCGCGCACTGTGCTGACCCTGCCGTTGACGATGCGAGGCTTCGTCTCTTGCAGGTGCTTCTTGACCTCGGGGGCCTTCTTTTCAGCCGCCTTGAGCTTCGCCAGATCGTTCATGATGCGCCACGCTTTGTGGTCCACGATGTCGTCCAGGTCCGCCTTCGTTACGCCGTAGCCCTTCAGGTGCTCCAGAATCTCGGCCTTGCGCGTCTCCCGCGTCGCCGGTTCTTTGAACTCTGGAATGAAGCGCGTGATCCGATCCGTCTCGCGACGTTCGAACTCGCTCATCTCCTGGTTTTTGAGGACAGCCTTGCCGCGTTGGGCCTGATCGACGGTTCCCAGAATCTGATTGTAGTGTTTCTGGTACTCGTCGAAGTGGAGCTTGGCGCGGTAGTAGTCCTCTGTCGTGTGGTAGTCGTCCGGGTGCGGCTGGATCGGCGCAAACTTCTGCATCATCTTGATGCTGGCTTGCGCGTGCAACTCCACCTGTTCGAACGCCTTCGACATGGCCTGCGTAACTTGGTCTTGTCTTGCGAATGCGTCTTCCTCGGCCTTGATAACGGCCGTCGCAATTTCCCCATTCATCTGGCGTAATTGTTTCACCGCCTCAGTCGCTTCGGAAACCGGGATGCGCTCTGGCTCCCCGCCTTCCTCTGCCGGCGGCAATTCGATGAATGCTTCTGCTGCGTCGTCGGCCTTCTCGGCGCTTTCAGTCTCAGCGTCAGCTTGGCTCTCGCCATCTTCCGTTTGCTCTTGGCTCGCGAGGCGATCCGACTCGTCTAAGTCGTTCGTTCCCTGGCGCTCCAGATCATCACGGTCTTCGCGGTTCTCCCGCTTGTCGGGCTTTTCTTCCATCGCCCCGCCGCGCAGCTTCGCCATGATGGCGGCAACTGGCGCGTCAAGTGACGGATCGTCCCCTGCTTGCATTCCCGGTTCCATTGGAATCCTTATGCGATCGGGGCGGTCTTGCGCCCCTCAAGTATGTCCAGCTCCTGTAAGAGAGCTTTCTCTCCGGTCCCGCCGTTCTCGATTGCGCGGCGGACGTGGCGTGTGGCTTCAATCGCCACCTGCAACTTCCAGCGCGCAACCTCATCGTCAGGCCCGCATTTGAGCAGCCGCTCCAGCAGCTCTTGCTCGAAATCTGTCCATGCATCAGCCCAGACTTCCAGGCCCGTCAGGCTCTTGGCGTCCGTGATGCGCTGAAGCTTGCTGCTCAGCGCTGCGATGCGGCTACTCATACGATGGCAACCAGCGCCGCCCACATCAGCAGGCCAAGCGCAAACGCGGCCAGCCAGCCAAGCCCCTTGGTTCGGCTCACGATGGCCCCGTCGTATCGCTCGCTACGGGCGAGGTGACGACATTCGTGTTGGTCGATCCGCTCGCTGCGGTCGAACTGCCGTCGTGCGTCACGGCTTTGTAGCCCGTGCCGCCTGTGATGTTGTTGCGTGAGCGGCCGTTGACCGTAACGTTGGTCAGATCGCAATTCGAGCCGCTGACATTGATGGCTCTGAAAGCTGTCTGACCGCCAACGATGAAGTCAGGGAACGTCAGCGTTGAATCGATCAACTGGAACTTCGGCATAGCCGCGTCAGAGACAACGCCACTCAGAATATCGTCAGAGGCATTTATAGCCCCCTCCACCACAAGCGTCAGATCACGAACGATATTGCCTGCATCGATGCTTCCGGCCGCGTGACTGTTGTTATTGTTGCTGTTGAAGATCGTCGTGGACGACGCGAACGCTAGCGATGAGTGCTGCGAATTGGCTTCGATCGTAACCGCAACCGTATCGAACTCGTTTAGCTCGCCGCCGTTATAGGCCATCGAGCCGTTTGTGATTGTCAGGTTGCGGAAGATCGTGCCGCTCGATTGGTAGATTTCTGCGGCCGGGAAGAGATACGGACTGGTGAGCGTGATGCCGTCCACACCGCCGCCAGTGCAGCTTGCCCACTGCACCGCCCACTGAATGTAGATCGCGATTGCGTCGGTTTGCTCAATCTCGCAATCATAGGCCCATGTGTCCACACAGAGCGACGCGCACAGCGCCTTCTGCGAGGCGTCCACAACCTTGACGTTACGAATGACGCCATCGACCACCGCGTTGAGGAAGACCGCAGGCGGATAGGCGCTGGAGTTGGAGAACGAAGTTTCAGTGACACTGGCCGAGACGGCTTCGTATCCAGGTAGGCCATCAGAGCCCCAAGACCGAACGCGGTTAGTTACGCCCCACTGGAAGCCATAGCCCTGCAAGCGGAAGTTTTGTTCAAGCGTGAAGTCCGCAAACTCGAACTCGTCCGAATAGCCATGAAACTGAAGCGGCGCGAAGCCTTCCGGCGTATGGAAGATCGTCTGCGTCTTGCCCGCGCCCTTGAACGTAACGCCGGTTCCGCTTTCATACTGAAAGTAAACAGCGCCCGCGCCGTAATATGTGCCGGCTGGCACATAAATATCCATGCTCGAGGGACGATAGGCGCGAATGTCAGTACTGGTGTTGCTGTAGAACTGCCCCAGATAACCCAGCACCGGAGACATATCGACGTACACGTTGGCGCTGGTCGTTGAGACTGTCGCTGCTGTGTCGATCGTACACACATGCGTTGACGGCTTAGCCGTCACCCTCGCGCGTAAGCCTCGCGGCGTCGCCTTAGCTTGATAATAAGCCGTCTGCTGCGTCCATAGCCCTGTGCCGGTCGCAAAGCGATACACATCGCCAGTATCTTCATTCCAGCCGAACGTATTGTTGGCCTGGCTGGTGTCCGCCTCCATGGCGGCAAGGTTCGCGTACGAAAGCGACGGCCATGTGCCGCCCACACCCTTAGTCCCACGAGCGCCTGCGCCAGCTTCGCCGTTGATCTCAACCAGCACGTAATCGCCAATGGCAATGTTGGTCCCATCGACCACGTTCAGCGTCGTAGTGGAGACGCCAACGTCAATCGAACCCGTCGTCGCGACAGACTTTAGCCCAAAGTCCAGCAGATTGAATGTGCCGCCGCCCGCTGCATTGAGCGAGGAACTGAGCGTGGCTTGCTCATTGAACGTGACCGTGGTTTCGCGGAAGCCCTGGTTCGTGCCGTTGTTCTTGAAGCCGACTTTGCCAGAAACAACGTGATGGAACGACTGGAAGCGCAGCTTCTCTACGCCGTTATACTTCACATAGATGTCGAAGCCTTCGACGCCGTAAGTGAACTCGTCGCCATCTGTCTTATCACCAGAACCGCCAAGCTTGACGCCCCAGGTGTTTTTGAGATCGGAATTGACCCAAAGATTCTTTGTTGTGGTCGGGTTATAAGTTGAAGAGTCAACGCCAAACACTAGCGCGATATTCATCGTACCATTGGCCGTGCTCAGCAATTGCTCGAACATGATGGCGTCGCCATCGGCGTTGAGCCGTAGGAATATCCGCCCTTGGTGAACCCAAGTCGTAACTTCTTGGTCGCGCGATGAGCCGTTAGAGAGCAACGCCCACGTTCCAGCGGGGCTTACACCGAATGACTTCGTTGCCGCCGTTGTCCAGAACGTATTGGACATAATCGTTCCGGCCGCGTTTGTGGCGTGGGCTGAAACCAACGTATCAGCGCTATATGCGCCCGTGCTTGCCGGCGCTGGATCATAGCTGAAGTCGTCAGGGATAAGCACCCCTTCATTGACCACCCAGGACTGACTGGCTTCGCTCCAATAATAAGGCCCGCCGCCCGCCGTAGTGTTCTTGTCCCAGCTATTCGTGGTCGCGTTCCAGACGTACATGCCGCCTGGACCCTTGATCCAACTCTTGGTGGCGTGGTCGTAAAGATACTCGGCCCCGATCGTGCCGAACTCCCACGCGTTCGTGGTGTTGTTCCACACGTACTCCCCGGCCTCACCCACAACGGCTTTGCGCCAACTGTTTGTGGTCGCGTCCCAGAAATATGCAGGCTTAGGAGCAAGCAGTGTCACTCGCTAAGGCTCCCGCCTTCGCGGTTCTTGCTGATCTTCACATCAGCCTCAACCTTCTCGCTGTGCATCTCACGCTTGTTCTGCGTGTCCTCCGAATGCATTTCGCGTTGGTGCGCCATCGTCTCGCGCTGCATGGCGATCTCGGCCGCTTGCTTCTCCCGCGCTAGCGCCATCTCGGCTTCGAACTTGGCCCATGCGAGTTCGATCTCAGCCCGCGCCTTGCCCTCTGCCAGTTGCAGCTCAGCCGCGGCCTTCTCGCGCGCTAGTTCAAGCGTCAGCGCCGCTTTCTGTTCTTCGTGTGCGAGCGCCGCGCTGTCCTTTTGGCCTTGAAGCTGAAGCCCGGCCTTGGCCTCTTCAGTCTTCAACTGCATCTGCGCTTGGCTCTCTTGGCCCTTAAGCTGCATCTCAGCCTGCTTGGCCTGCGCATCGGCCTGTACCTTCGCCATAGCCGGATCAGGCTGCGGCTCTGGCGCCCATGGCTTCATCTTGGGCTGACCGGTCTGCGGGTCCACCACGGGCTGGCCGTCTGGCCCCATCTCGGGCTGGTCTGGAATCTCTGTGAAAAATGCCGCCGTGTCTCGCTGGCCGGCGAACCGCACAAGCTCTTCTTGGTAGCGATACCGATTCTTGACCGTGACGTTTGGATTGCCCGGTCCAAGCGTCTCAATCACCTTTTCCTGTTCTTCGCCAATCAGGCGCAGGCCAACCAGCGAATGTTCGCGGTTAAGACCGGCCACGTGGAAGGACATCTTGATGTCGCTATTCCACGTGCGCGGGTCGAACGTGCAGTATTGCCCGCCTATCTTCGCTTGGCGCGGCTCGTTCTGGTTGCGGCAGACGATGCGATAAATCTTGCTCGCGAAGGCTGACAAACCTGCCGCGAGATTGCGCGCTGTCATCTCCTTGCGAGCGTCTGCATTAAGCTGAAGCATCCCCAAGGCCTTGCCCGAGTGCTCTTTGCTCAACTGATCCGAGTCCAGGCCGCGCGTCTGACGTGTGGCGCCGGTCCGGTCTTCGATGCGCTGCTTGATAATCTCCAGCGCTTCCCACGCCACCGTAGCAGTGTTCAAGCCACCGACCAGCGGGAGGATCGCACCAGCCGGATCGCCGTCAACCGGGATCTTCGTGCCTGTGTAGGTGCTGTTAATCGCACCATCTGCCTCGACCTTGTTCTTATCGAACGCCTCACGGTTGACCACCGACTGATACACGGCATCTAGGCCAGCGCGCGTCAGAACCGTGCTTTGGCGCTGCAAGTCTGCCGTCGTATCGTGGACACTGAGGCCCATAAAGCGATGTGGAATACGAGTGGGCGTCCACGTGCCGAGCGGGTTTTCTTCGACCTCGCCTTCCTCAAGGATGATGTCACCGAGGCGATAGCTGCGGATTAGCTCTGGGTAGCCGTCACCATCAAGGTCCACACGCAGATACTCTTCTAGAACCTCAAGCTCTTCCGACGCCTCGTCGGCCGCTTCGTTCCATTTCACGTCATCGTCTTGGAAGCGCTCTGATCTGACATCATCTGACCGCCGAACCGCGCCGCCAGCAGCAGATTCGCCACCAGACCACGCCATGATCTCTGCGGCCTTGTGCTCCCATTCGCGCATGATCTCGCCGCGCAGCTTCCGCCACACCAAGCCAAGATAGCGCCCGCCATCAATATCCGTTGACCGGCCGTTAAGTCTCACGTCCTCCGGCGCAAAGCTTACAATCTCTAACCGCGCCGGACTCTTGAGCCGTCGAACGATTAGATTAATCCCGCCGGCCTCGCTCTCACCATCGAAATCTTGACCAACGATCTCAATCTCGGGATCGTTCATCAGTTCTTGGACCTGCATAATGTTCAGGCCAGTAAGCGATTGCGGCGCGCGATATTCTTTCGTGCGCCAATAGGCGCCCAGATAGCCCCTGCGGTGCAGCAGCCCGTCAAAAGTAAAGTCGTCTAGGAGGAAAAAGCCCGGATTATCGCTGAAGACGATCCATTGCATGTAGTCTTCGGCAGCACGCGCCTGCTTGGCGTACTCTTCGCGGCTCTCCTCGGCATAGATCAGCTTGCCGCCGTCGTTGAGAACGCGCGCATAGTCATTGCGCTGCCATTCGATAGTCTCAAAGACTTCGCGCGTGATGACCTGGCTGCGGCCGTCTTCCTCGTCGCCGTACTTCTCACCGAAGTAACGGCGCAGCGCCTCCATCTGCTGCTCTTGCACTTCGGTCTGTGCATAGCCGAGCGAGTCCTCCTCCTCGGCCTTGAGCATGCGAACGAGCTTTTCTTCCCGTTGCGCTTGGTCTTGCTCCTTGCTCAGCGCCTCTTTGTGCGGAGCGTCGTAGGCTAGAGCCACTTAGGCCATCGTCCCGAACTTGGGCTTAGGCGCTTCAAAGCCGCCGCCAATCTTAGGCTCTCGATAGTCGCACATCATGAGACCGAAGGCGTCCGCGTCGTGGCTGTAGTCGTGGTCTGGCCCACGGTCTGCGCCCGTCTCTTCGCTGATCTTGGGCGCATAAAGCCCAAGCATGATCCGTCCATCTTCTGTCGTGCTCTCATTGAATATGACCCGGCCAAAGTGCCGGCGTGCCTGCTCTATTCGGTACATCGCAGCGCCAGCCCCTTGGTTGGGAATGACGCGAACGTTCGCAAAGCCCGCCTTCTTCCAGGCGTTCTCCCATGTCTCAGCCGGTCCGCCGTCATTGGCGCCGTCGTGAGGCAGTACGATGTGTGCGCGCTCATGACCCCGATTGCGCATCCACTGGACGTGGGCGCTGAGCGGCTGGCCTTGAGCGTTGTAATGGTCGATCACGTAAATGTATGGGCCGACACGCTGGATGACCCAGATAACGTAGTTGTCGGCCTTCGCGCCCTTGCCGCCGATGTCGTGATACGAGAACAGCGGCAGCAGAGGATCGGCTAGGATCGGCTTAATGCGCCCCGTGCGCTTCGCTTCCAGCAGGTTGGACGCATAGTATGCGCCCGTCGCCGCGGTGGCGAACGCGCCTTCCCAGATGTGTTCGTATTGCTCTGGCCGGTCCCGCAAATCCCGCAAGCGTTCCTTTTCGAGCACGCCCGGAAACCAGGGGTTATCCCGCCAGTTCAGTTCAACGATCTTAACGTCTTCGTCCTTCGGATTGAAGAAGCGCTTGTTCGTCGCGCTGGCCTTCAGCTTCGGGTTCCACGTCAGCCAAATCTCCGAGCCCTCTTCCCGAACCGTGGGAATGAGCACCACCCAAGCCGCCTCGCTTACGTCCTCGGCCTCATCGATCCAGCAAAGCAGGATGCGCGCCTTGGACTTGATGCTGCTCAGGTTACGAGCCAAACCGACGAACAGGTATTCAACCCGCCGGCACTTGGTTCGTATGAACGTCTCGCCAATATCGAAGATGCTAGCCAGCCACGGATCGCTGCGAATGGCCGCTGCAACCTCACTGAAGCTGGAGTCAGCCAGCGAGTTCATGAACTGACGGCCGCAAAGGACAACGCCCTCACGGCCTTCCTGCGCCGCCTTGGCTGCGACTACGGCGCTCATCTTAGCGAAGGTGCGGGTCTTAGCTGACCCACGCCCACCCCGAGCGCCCCTAAATCTGGCTTGGCCCTCGAATACAGGGACTAGCTTATCGGGTAGCTCAATCTCGTGGATCTGATCGAACGCCACGGAGCACCAGCTCGCTCACCATCTTGATCGATGGCATATCGTCATCACCGGCGATCGGCTGGGTGGCCTTCCCGTAGGCTCGGTCCAGCAATTCCTTGCAGGCCGATATCTTGGCCGCGTCACTGTCAGCTTCCTTCGCCAATTTCGCTAGCGTCTTAATCGCGTCAGGACCGTGCTGGGCGGCAAGTTCTTTCACCGCTGCCGTAGTCTTATTTCGCTGGCCGGGCTGCCTACCGCTGCCCTCAGGCTTCTTCACGGTGCCGGGCTGTGGTCCTCTAGCGCCCATAACTCAAAATAACTCTATCTTCGGGTTTCAGTTGGCGTCGCCCGGCTCACGCGGGTTGCGCTCATACGTTACAGCGCCGTCATACTGATCCGTGAGCGCTGGCGGATTGGGATAGTTCACCCGCTGCGTTCCCGTATTCAGGATTACAACGTCTTTGAGGATCATAAACGTGACTAGCGCTATGCCTATAGCGAGCAGCATGCCGCCTATGATCCCCTGAAGCATTCCGTCTCTGTGCGCGGCTCGAGATACGATCTTGCCGACGCGGTTTAGTTCTTCGGTCTGGGCGAGCTTTAAGCCGGCTATGAGGGCCTCTGAGCGCTTGGTGGCCCTAGTGACCCCCTCACGCATTGCCTTGGCGTATGCGCCCTTCTGTAGCTCTGTGGCTGTAGCGCCTGCGGGTGGCTCGTAATTCTCGTCGATCTCGACCAGCTTGAGCGTGGGGCGCTTGGTTTCACCGGCCACGGAGCGTCTGCCATGTCAACATGCCCGCGACGATGAGAGCGCCCACGATCAGCACCCACCCCATCAGGTTGACCGCTCGAAAGCGTCATGGATGCGGGCTAGGCCGTTCTCCAGCGCTTGGGCTTGGAAGTCGGCGCCTTCGGTGAATACCGAGTTGAACGCCGGGACTTGCAGTTCATAGGGTTGGTCGCATTCTTCGCAAATGTAGCCCGTGGCGCTGGAAGCGCTGTTCGAGATCGCCCGCCCATGATTGGGGCAGTGAACAATCATCTCAGGCGTCGGCCCGTCCTCAATCGCGAGGGGCGGCGGGTCGCCAGTCAGGCGCACGAGCGCCGCGATATGGTCCGCAAGTTCTTCTCGCTCGACCATAAGGCGGGCTTCGTGGTCTTCTGCGTTGGTCAGGGCCTTCCGGGCGATTTCGGCCATGCGGTCCTTGGCCTCAACGTCGGCGGCGCAGTCAGCCTTGGCCGTGCGTGCGGCCTTTAGCTCGCCCGAAAGGTCCTTCGTTCGCTCTATGGCTTGGGTGATGGTCAGGTTCATGCGGCAGCCTCAAGATGGGCTTTGATGGTGGCGATGGCGTGCTCCAAAGAGGCGATCGACACGTCGCACTCAAGCGCTTGCAGCACGATGCCGATAGCGTGGCGGGCTTCCTCGCCCTTTGGCCGAATGCGTCTGCCACGATTGATAGTGGTTGACGCCCACTCGCTTTCGTTTCGCTGACCAGCCACACGACCGAGAGTTGCGTAGCCCGCCTCTGTGGTTGCGCATTCGTCGCCGTTCATTGGTCTGCTCCTTGGTTGAGGGTGGTCAGCAGCCCGCGTCGCCGGGAGGGGCGCCCGGTAGCCACTGTAAGACCTACCGGTTGTCGCGCGCTGCTGATGGGGATTCAGGCAATCGATCGGTCAGGTCCAAGGGGGAACATGATGAAGCGAGTGAGCCCGCCGCCGACCGCCTGAAACAAATGTGGCGCGGCTAGGGGTTAGCCTAGTCGCGCCAAAATCAGCTTTGCACATAAGGCATTGATTTGTGCCACGACGCAATAGGGCATTTTCATGCCGCCCTCCCGCCGCCGCGCCAATTATCCGCGCCCCGGTCGCAAGCGTCGTAATAGCCCGCCATGCCGATCAGAACATACTTCACGATCCGCCTAGCTGGGCGCGTGTCGGGGATAGGAGGGCGCCCGCTTTTCTCTCCCATCTGGCGCATAAAGCCCAGCGCCGCAGCGATGTCCTGAAGCGTGTAGAGCTGCACCAGCCATTCGACCACGTTCGGGGCGCAGGTGATGGCGCAGCGCTTGGAAACGCCCTGACGCAGGCCGTAGAGCGAATGGCCGGCATCCATCTGCTTAGCCATGCCCGCATCGCTCCAGGCCATGTCCACGCGATCATAGTTCGCCTTAGCGCCGGGGAAGAACAGGATGCATTCACGCACGGCGCGCTGTGCGGCTTCGTACTCGTCCTCGCTCAGCGTTGGCTTTAGCGCTTCGACCGCCCACACGCGGCGGGGCTGGCGCTTACTGTCGCCGTTGTAGCGATCGGCTAGCTCCTGCTGATCCTGCTCTGCGACTTGGCGTAAGAGTTTCGTGGTCATGCCGCTTTTCCCTCCCATTGCGGCCTAGGTCCAAGGCCCTTGTCGTATCGCCACAGCCGAACGGTCACGCAGTTCTGCTTCATGCCCACGCGCTCAGCGATGATGCGATAGAGGCCAGCGTTTCTGAAACCGCGCTTTTCCAGTTGGTCGCGCAGATGCACCAGCCGCTCGATCGGCACACGCGCTCGGCTGCCGCGCTTGCCGACATTGCCGCGCGGAATGTCGATGCCCTTGTTGCGCGCCTTGCAGTAAAGCTGGGACAGATGGCTTGAGCTTATCTCCAGCTCTTCCAGAATTTCGGCCCGCTCCATGCCGTTGAAATACATCTCGCAGGCTTTGTTTTCCTGCGGGCTTAGGCGGGGGTGGTGGAACGGCTCGTGCTTCATCGCACCACCCCACGCAAAGGGACGCCCAACGCCTTCAGCGCCAGAACCATCTCCACCATGTCATCAACCACGAGATACGGCACGCCGCATGCGCCGAGATCGGCTTGGCGTGCGATCTGAGCGGGGCTTAGGCGCGGGTTGGCCTTCGATGGCCCGCCAGTGCGTAAGCGCTTGGGCGGGGCTTTGAACTCGATGGCGATGAGGCTGGTTTGCGCGGCCGGGTTTTCAAATCCAACCGGAAGCCAAGGCGGGCCAAACACCAGCACGTCAGGCATGCCCGCCAAGGCGCCCATTGCCTTCAGGATTCCCGCCTCTGCCTTCGTCCGGTATCCGCCGTTCGGCACATGAGCGCAGAACCACGGCTTCGGAAGCGAGGCGCGGAGGTAGGCCACGCACGCCTTGTGCAGGTTTTCTTCAGGCCTTTGCACGGCGGCCCTCCAGTTCGATGACCGACGCGCTGAACTCGAAATGGTCGCTCATGCCGTCAGGGCCGAGATTGCGCGTGCTCTGGGCTGCGAAGCGTAAGAACTCCGCGAAGCCGTCATGGCCGAGTTGCTGAACGCCGATCTGCTTCAGCTTGGCCCAGTGCGGGTTGATGCTCACGTTCATGGCTGTGCTCCTGCGGTTTGGGAATCTGGACGCGCGCCCCATTCGGGGAGCCAAGTGCCGTCGAACTCGAAAAGTCGGATACGCCGCGCGATCTCTTCAGCGTCGGGCGTCTCGAGCCAGTTGCGCCACAGGCCTTGGCTCAGCCACGGCACTAGGCCTTTGACGTAACCGGGGCCGCTCTTGAGCCGCTCGGTAACATGCGCGCGACCGGCTGACAGGATGTCCTCAGGGTCAACGCCAAGCCGAAGCTGTGAAGCAACGGCATCGCGGACTTTCTGCTGAGGGTGGCGCTTCCTAGCCTCTGGAGGCCACAGCTTCCAAAGCGCGTCGAACACCCGTTCGACAGAAGCGTTAGCTTCTCTTCTAGTCTCTGATGTCTGGCTTCTTAGTTTGGCGTCGGGGTTAGGTGCGGGGGTAGCCCCGTCGCTAACTACTCGTAGGTAACGCCCTGATTTTTTGGCCTCTTTGAGATTGCACGCCTTGCAGATACCGCGCAGGTTTTCGATGGCATTCGACCCCCCTAGGGTGAGGGGTATGATGTGATCGATCTCGAAAGCATTCGGCTCGTTGTTGTGCTCGAAAACCATGTCGGTGCTGCAAACGGTGCAGCGGCCCTCGCAGGCCTCCCACACAATCCGAACCTTGGTTGGGTTGTCTTTGCGATTGAACCGCTTGGATGATTGCAGCTTTCCGGCCTGCTCAGCGAGGCGAACCAAGTCAGGGTCGCCGCCGCGCAAGCCGTTGGCGCGAGCTCGAGCGTACTTATCGGCATCCCGCACCATTCGGCGGCTGTAGAGGACGCTGGCGCGCGTCCTTGAAACCACGCCAGCCGCCTCGAGCTCATGCAGACAGGCGCGAACCTTCTGCTCACTTACGCCGCACACCGCCGCGAGCCCAACGGCATCCAGCGGTTGAGAACCAACCAGCAGATGCCCGCTGGGGTTGGCGTCGTGCATGATGCAGAGCATCTCAATCCAAAGGCCGCGAGCCTCCAGCGATACGAGGCGCAAAGCAGGCTCAGCCCGCCAATCGGAGGGGTAGAACTTGAACCAAGGGAGCTTGCTCATCTTGCGCCCCGCATCTCGAGCACAGCGGCGGTGGCGGGGTTGATCTCAACGTCAACTTGGCCGGTGCGCCCGCCGCGGGTCTTATCGACAACCAAAACGGCGGCGTTCGTGAGCTTCGCCGGATCGCGTAGCTCGGCTGGCTTGCGCGCCTCGTAATAGGCCTTGCGGTGGATCAGGATCACCACGTCAGCCGCCTGCGCCAGCGCGCCGCCGTAGTTCAAATCGGTGAGCGCAGGCATGCGATCTGTGCCGTCTGCTCGTGAGCCGTCCTTGGTAAGCTGGCTCAACGCGATGACGCCGACGTTGAGGCGCTTAGCAAGGCCCAGGAGGCCCTCGCTGCGGGCGTTGGTGCGCTCGAGCTGGCTTGGGAAGCGCGAGCCGGGTTCGGCCGCTATGAGGCCTTCGTGGTCGATTATGAGGGCGCCGGGCTTGATGCCTTCGCGCCGCATCTTCCTGAACAGCCGCCGCGCACCCGCTTCGATCTGGCTCAGCGTGCGCCCTGCTCGAGCGTCAACGTAGATCGGCAGCGAGGCCGTAGCCTTGGCCGCGCCGATCATGTCTGACCATTGGTCGTTTGAGAGCGCGCTGCGCTGTGCGTCCGAATAGCTTGGACTGGCTGCGGCGAACTGAGGCCGATAGGCTAACGCCGCAGCCGCACGGAGGCCGATTTGCGTGCGGCGCATCTCGAGGTGCGTTTCAGCGACGCCGTAACCCTGCGAGGCGATGGCGCGCGAAATGGCGGCGCCGACGATAGACTTACCCATACCCGTGGCGCCGCCCACCACCCACAGCGTCCCCGGTTCCAAGCCGTTGGTGATCTCATCCAAGCGGGCGATGCCGGTGCTGATGCCGCGCGTCTCACCGAGGCGAGCACGCTCAACAGCTTCGCAAGCGATCTCGCCCATACGCTCCCAAGCGTCTGCGTCTGTGTCATTGGAGGCGATCTCCTGTAGCTGTTGCTCAAGCGCCGTAAGCGCGTCGTCCTCGCCCTTCTCGGCTGTGTTAATCGCGATGCGCGCGGCTTCCATCACAGCGCGTCGGCGGGCTGCGTCGCGGATCGCGTCGCCATAGCCTGCGACCTGCGCTGCCGTGACTGCGCCCACGTCACTGAGGCGCATGAGATACTTGGCGCCGCCAAGCTCACGAAACGTGCGATCGGCAAAGTCACGCATCGACAGCATGTCGATCAGACGCCCGTCACGCTGGCGCTGCTTGATCTCGTCCCACATGGCTGCGTGCGTGGGATCATAGAAATGCGACGCGCTCAGCTTGGCGTGATCGATCCAGCCCGGATTGAACAGGATGGCGCCAAGCACGGCTTCGGATTCAGCGAGGGCGAGCGGCTTGGTCAACGCGAGCCCCAGAACATCTGGCGGCGTTGATCGGCGCTGTAGCACTGCCCCAGCAGCGCCATCGCGGCGCGTGAGGCTGGCGTGTCGTCAAACTTGTTCGGTTGCTTCTCGGGCGGCGGAACGCGCTTGATCTTCGTGATATGCATATTGCGCGCTGGCTGCGCGTCTCTTGCTCTTGAGGCGCGCGGTGGGCGCGGCGCCGACACAATGCGCGCCTTGCGTGCGACCACCGGCATTCGGCGCTGTGCGCCCTTGCGATGGACAAGGCCAATGACGGAATTACGTGAGCGCTCAGTGCCGAGTTGCTTTGCGATCTCGGTTGCTGTCAGCCCGTCTTTCCAGAGCTTCAGCGCAAGCGTGGTTTCGTCCTCGCCCCAAGGGCGTTCTTTCCGTTTCATGCTCGCCTCCCGCCAAATTATCGGCGTGAAGGGCCTGCAGCGGCCCCGCACGCCGCCGCTAGTTTCGTGTTCGTGTGCTCCGTTCGAAGACGCAGCCCGCGATGAAGCCCCATGCGAGGCCGATGATTAGGGACACGACCGCTACCATGTGTAGCGACCGCTACTGCGGAACGTGTTATTAACACGTCGCGTTAATACGGTATAAACGCCCAGCATGGGGCGGCTTTGACGGGTCCGCACAGCAAGCACCTCATAACTAGTGCGATTCGTGACTGGCTCGGTCAGCGGTGAGACGCTGGCCGGGCCGCTATTTTGTGCGCCCGAATTGAATCCTTCGCAATCCGGTCGCTTTCTTAATTTTCTGCGCAAGACGATCCGAAACCGGAGCTTTGCCCGCAGCGATTCGGCTTATCGTGCCTTTGTTCACACCTACGGCGTCGGCCAGTTCGGTGACGGAATAACCGCTACGCTTTAGCCAACGGCCAAGCGGTGTAGCCGGTTCGGGCTTGGGGCGTAGCAATGTCATCTCCATTCGTCATTGGTTGCACGCTTTAAAAAAAAACGCAACCCCGTTGTTTGCCGCTTGCGTTTATTTTCGTCGCGTGCAACGGTGTTGTCGTTGGAGAGTGACCATGAACATTAATGACGCAGCCCGCATCTGCCACCCCCAAGAGCAAACGCTAGACCTCGCAGACACCCTCATCGGTGAAGCGCGCCTGCGTGAAGCGCGGGAACTTAAGCAAGCCGCCGTGTCGGCTGAGTACCGCGCGGCGTCCAAGGCGCTGGAAGCGGCGCAGGTCAATCTCCACGCACACGCACGCGGCATGGTTCCGAAGGCGCTTGTGCCTGCGCTTATTAAGCAAGCGCGCGAAGCTCTGGACGCGATGGAGCGCGCGTCAGCGTGACCCGCCGCTATCTCACCCCCAACGAGATGCACGCAATGCTGCAACGCCAAGGCGGCGTTTGCGCTCGCGAGAACTGCATGAGCGAAGGCCCATTTGAAGGCGATCATTCAACGCCTCACGCATGGGACGACAAGAAGCCCGACCAGCTTCTTTGCGTTCCCTGCCATCGGGCGAAAACGAAATACGACGTGAAGGCCATCGCAAAGACCAAGCGTCTGAACGGCACAACAAGCTCTCAGTGGTCGCGCCGCGAGGAAAACGGATCACGTCTTAAATCACGTGGCTTCACGCAATGGCGTGGCCTCAGCAAGCAAGATGTTCGGAGCAAATAATGACCGTCGCTGAAATCACCCCGAAGCGCGCGAAGCAGGCGCCCGAAAGCAGCGCGCCGCACGTCATTCGCGCCATGAACCTCGTCTCTGCGCGCTTGGCTGAAGAGGGTATCAAAAAGTCCCGCAACAACAGTTCGCAGGGTTACAAGTTTCGCGGCATTGACGAAGTGCTGAACGCGCTCTCTGCGATCATCTCCAGCGAGAGGCTGGTTATCATCCCGCACGTTCAGAGCCGAGACGTAACGGAGCGCCAAACCAAGAGCGGCGGCGCGTTGTTCTCAGTCGTGGTGCGCGTCGATTACACGTTCATCAGCGCTGAAGATGGGAGCCGCGAAGTCGTTGGACCATTCGATGGCGAGGCGATGGATAGCGCCGATAAGGCCACCAACAAAGCGATGAGCGCCGCGTACAAGTACATGGCGATCCAGACATTCTGCATTCCGACTGAAGGCGACAACGATGCGGACGCCACTACGCACGAGGTCGTCCCTGCTGCTGACCGGAGGCCCACCCCAGCCAATCCCCCAGCCGGTCAGCAGCACACTAACGCAAGCCAAGCAAAGAAGCAGGACGTGTGGCCGCGCTTCGTCGAGAAGCTTCGCTCGTTCACAGACTTGGACGAGCTAGAGCGCTGGTGGTCGTCAGCTTCAACGCAAGCGGCTGTCGATGCAATGCCGGGGCAATGGCCTGAGCAAGCGCACGAAGAGTACGAGAAGAAGCAGGAAGCGTTAGCCTCTGCGGGTGCGCCGTGAAGTGGGATTTCAAGCCCGTGCGCGTGCAGTGGGTGAGCATTTCGCTCATCGACGTGAAGCTCATTTTCATAGCGCTGCTCTCGCTCAAACTCTTTGGGTGCGCGCCGTGAAGCAGTTCCGCCTCGCCTCGCCCACAGCGCGACAGCTTGCAGCCTCCTACTGCTTAGAAGGCCCGCAAGGCTGGCTCGTCACGTTCAAAGAGCCGACGCGCTCGCTTGAGCAGAACGCGCTTTTGTGGGCGCGGCTGGATCAGGTCGCGCGCACTGTCGAATGGTACGGGCAGAAGCTCACCGCGACCGAGTGGAAGCACATCTTCACGGCATCGCTCAAAAAGCAAAAGGTCATCCCCGGCCTTGATGGCGAGTTCGTTGTGTTGCCAAGCGGCACGTCAACGATGAGCAAGTCGGACCTTGGAAATCTGCTGACGCTGATGGAGGCATTCTACGCCGAACGCGGCCTCACGTTCCGCGATCAGGTGGAAGCGTTGGAGTACAGCAAATGACCCAAGCCAGCACACTAGTTTTCAAGACTAGTGCTATCGACCGCTCAGCCATCCCTCCATGCGGAAATCATTCAGGAAAGTCATTCCGCGAGCGGGCCATATACTGGCCGTTTGCGTGGAGCGCAACCGCGCCCGGAAATGACCCGCCGCAGGACATGCTCTGAAAGGATTCAAGCCAATGACGGATCGTTGTCCGCGCTGCACTGGTGACGGCGGCTATCATGCGCTCGTTCACCGCGCCGGCAGTTGCACCGAAGAATATCTAGCCTGCGCGCTATGCCACGGCGACGGCAAGATTTCCGCCGAAGTGGCGGGCTGGCTCAAGGTCGGATCGGACCATCGAAACGCCCGCGTAGCTCGCGAAGAAAGCCTGCGTGAATGTGCGCGCCGCCTTGGCGTATCGGCTGCGCTCGTGTCGGCCATGGAGACGGGCCGCGAGCGTCCCCGCTTCACTCAATACTGCATGGCCTGCAACGCCGACGATCCTCCACACGCGCCGGATTGCATCTCAGCCGCACGCTTCTCAGCACAGGAACAGTCCGAATGACGTTCGATCCACGCGAAGAAATGACAGAAGCCGAACGTGCGTGCTGGGACTCGGGATGGCTGACGCCGCTTGAAGCCTTCGACTTGCGTCAAGAGATTGAGCGGCTGCGCGAGATCGAAGCTGCCGCGCTTCCAATCGACACATACGAGCGCCCAATCCAGCAAACGCGCATTCTGCTGTACTGGCGCGAGCGCGGCTGGGTCACCGGCACTTACGATGAACCGGAAGACCCGCCGCCAAACACGCCTCGCTATGGCTTTCGGGGCGACGGTGACAGCGTGATTGCGATCAACCCGCCGACGCACTGGATGCCGCTTCCTGACGCCCCCACCCCACCGCTAACGGCAGAGGAGAAGAAATGACGGAGACGATTGAGCGCGCCGCTTTTGCCGCCTTCAAGAGCGACTTCATCGGACATCGCGGCGAGACCGCTGAAGGCGAATGGAAGCGGTTCGCAGGCACAGGCTATCACAAGCGCTGGCTGATCATCACGCGCGCCGCTCTTGCGGAAACGTTCGACACGACCGGCGATGAGATGTGGGAGGCCGTTCAAACCGCCGCTGAGAAAGCGCTGCGTGAGGACGTGGACGATCCGGGCCTAGCGATCACGCGCGCCGTGTTCGACGCGATGAGCAAGATTGCTGCATCTTCACCTCAAGGAGATGACGTTGCAAGGCGCAATCCTAAATGAGCACCGATCTAGTCTGCCCGAACACGCAGCGCTCCTGCGAGCGCAACTGCTGGCGGCGATGTGCGCCCACCGAGAAAACGCGAACGCGCGAGGCATACCTTCGCTCTCGCTTTGACGATCAGTATGAGGTGCCGGAAGTGGCTGATGAGTCGTGGCGGTCCGTTGAGACCGCAAATCTTCACGCTATGTTTGGCCGTAGCGAGTGGGTGCTGATCGCGATAAGCGACGGGCGCGTCACAGAGGGCATGCCGTTCTTCATGGACGATGGCAAAGCGCTCTGGATTGCCGCGCGTGGGAGTAATTGCGCCGATCCGCGTCACCCAACCGACATGCTGGCCGCCACCGTTACGCATTGGCAGCCGCTTCCCCAGCACCCCGAGCATATCCTCCAGAAGGAATCGACGTGACTGAAGCCGTTCAGATTAGCTGTCGGAGTTGCACCTTCTGCCGTGTGTACGAAGGCCACGGCAATTGTCGCCGCCTCCCACCACGCATGAATGGCGACGTGCGCGAAACCGACGAGACGGCACACCCGCATGAACGGCTTTGGGCGGTCTGGCCGGTGGTGAATTTGGAGAACGATTGGTGCGGCGAGTGGCGCGGACAAGACAATGCGGGTTTGCCGTTTTGACCGTCGCCCCCACCCCACCGCTAACGGCAGAGGAGAAGAAATGACGGAAGCATCCAAGCTTGAAGAGATGGAAGCGCTCGCTCGTCGCCTTGACGACGCGGTGGCGAACTTTCTCGACGCCGATTCCGCGTGGGACGCTGACGAGTGCTCAGAAAGGGAGTTCCTCGGCGCGCATGCTCAAATGAAGAACGAACTCTACGCGACGCGGGCCGCACGCAAAGCGCTCCTTGCAAACGTCCATGACGGAAAGGGTTCAACGTGATGGAGCAGATCGGTATCATGCTGACCGGCGTAACTGCCGTGTTCTTGTCGCAGAGCAAGAGCGAGCGCCTACGCAAATTCGCGTGCCTCTTTGGCCTGATCGGTCAACCGTTCTGGTTTTACGCGACCTACACCGCCGAGCAGTGGGGCATCTTTGCGGTGTGCTTCCTCTACACGTTCTCGTGGGCGCGCGGTTTCTGGAATTACTGGCTGTTGCCGTGGCTCGCCAATCGTCGCCAAGCGATCATCTCCGCCGCAATTGATGAGGTAAACCGGCGCACCGAGCATCGCTCTGCGACGGAAGCATCCTCGGAGGATGGCATCCGGTGATGAAGGTGCTCGGGTTGTTCTCCGGTATCGGCGGCTTTGAACTTGGCCTGAACGACGCAGGCTTTGAGATCGCGGCTATGTGCGAGATCGACCCGACATGCCGCCAGGTGCTCGCGCATCATTTCCCCGGAGTGCCTATTTACGATGACGTCAGAACGCTCACCGCCGGCCGACTTGCCGCAGATGGAATTGCCGTTGATCTCGTCTGCGGCGGCTTCCCCTGCCAAGACGTCTCAATCGCCAACGTTCAAGGCCAAGGGCTCGACGGAGACCGCAGCGGACTATGGAGTGAGTACGCCCGCATTATTGGCGAGCTACGACCCGCGTTCGTTATCGTGGAGAACGTCGCAGAGTTGCTTGCTCGGGGAATGGGCCGAGTTCTCGGATCGCTGGCCACCCTCGGGTATGATGCTGAGTGGCGAGTGCTACGAGGTCTCGATGTTGGACTACCCTTCATCGGAGAGCGGATCTGGATTATTGCCACGCCCCGCAGCGCGGGACGGCAAAGACGTTTCCAGTACCTCCGTTCACTTGGCATCGAGGCAACGCCATCAACCGAGCGCCGCCACCAGGCTGTTAGAGCGCGGCGTGAACTGGAAACTCATCTCGACGGCATACGAACGGATGATGGGCTTTCCGTCACGATGGAGCGCCGTCGTTTACATGGGCTTGGAAACGCGGTCACGCCGGAAGTCCCGCGCCGTATAGGGAATGCCATCTTGTCAGCACTGGACCTCAAGGCGGCGCATGACGGTTTGGGTTCAGTGCAGGAGCGGAAGTGAATGGCGATGACCGAACGTGAGCTTCGCTTGCGTCTAGCCGACGCCGAGTGGGCGCTTTCTCGCATTAAAGCGCTTGGGTCAGACGTGTATTACGGCAACAACGGGCCTCGCACTTCGACCGGACCGCACGTCAAAATCGCGTCGGATCACTTCGACAACTACGGTGAAGTCTATAAAAACTGCGTTCGATCTTCAGTGCAGACGAGGAAACGAGTGACCGAGACTAAGTTTACGCCAGGCCCATGGTTTGCCGTTGACGGCCACCACACACCGTGGACTGACGCCATCGCCATTGGCACGGATCCTCAAGCTCTTGAGGCTGTCGCCCACACTACGCGCGGGTTTGGCGTCGAGATGCAGTGGGCTAACGCGCGCCTAATCGCCGCCGCACCGGACCTTTACTATGCGCTGAAGGCGTTTGACGAGCGCGGCTATACGCAGGCCGTTGGCGACATCATCAAGAGCGCGCTCGCGAAGGTCGAGCATGTCTCGGATAAGGACCGCTCCGACTTAAAACTTCGTGGCGATCAACTGAAACAGGGCGTAGCCAAGCCCGCCGCCGAGCCCAAAGAGTAGTCCGTTGATAATTTGCTGCATTTCGACTTTCATGTGTGTTGCTCCTTGTTATTCCGCCGCCACGCTTGACGGCAGCATGCGGTCTTTCCGCGTTTCCGGCTCACGCTCTTGATCCGGTTCTGCGTTGTTTTCCTGAACGGCCTCTGTTGGTTCGGGGTCTTGGGTTTCTGTGTTAGTCTCGTCTTCAAATACTGGTAGTTCGTCGGAGGGTTCGTCTTGTTCGACCTTAGCGGTTTCCACGCCGATAGCTTCGGCATCGGGTTCTTGGCGGGTATGCTCTTGATGGCCTTCATCTTCTGGCCCCGCCGCGGCGATCACTGACTCCGCTTCCATCAGCCCACCGATCGTGACTGACGCCGTGCGGTTGCCGCCGTCTTGGGCGCCGGTTTCGTCAGGCGGAATGTCCGGCTGGATCTGAACCTTGACCTTCTCGCCGCGCTTAATCTTACGCTCGCGCTTGTGAGCACGAACGAAGCTCTCTTCAATCTCGTCGCCCGTGTCTGCGTCCGTGTAACGGCGCTTCATCGGGGTTAGAGGTTCAGTCTCGCGGACGGGTTCGTGGCGTAGGTCTTCGATCCGATGCGCTTCGTCGGCCCAGCCAGAGCGCTCAATGTCCATTGCCGGAACACGTGAGCGCCACGCCGCCAGCGCCACACCAAACATGGTCATCGCCAAAAGCTCGCCAAGCACGGCGATAAATGGCTTACGGATTTCCTCAAGGAACCGCGAGAATGTCGCCATGAAGCCGGTCGCCGTGACCGTTGCCGCTACGGCCTCGACGGTTTCCACCGACGCCACAGCCGCTTGCTGGCGAAGCTCAAGCAGTCGTGCGCGCCAGCGGTCGCCTTGGCGCGCGTCGGCCAGAGCGCGCTCGATCCCGGCAAGCTGGTAGTCGCGCTGTGTGCGTGCGGTCGCCATGCGCTCAGTCCACGCCACCTCGCCAGAACGGCAGGCTTGCGCTTGGTAAGTCGTCAGGTTCGGCGCACACAGGCGGGCCATCTCAGTTTCGATCGCGGCTATCTCGGCGCCTACGGCGGCAACGCCTGCTTGCGCGGTATTCGCATTAACGACCTGGTCGCGCGTGCGCGCGTCCGTTCCCCATTGCTGCGTGACGATGGCGCCAGATATCATAAAAAGCGCAATGGCAATGCCGATGCCGGTTGCGACGTTTAGAAAGAGCCCCTGCAAGTAGTGGCGAATATGCAGCCACACGGCATTGAAGGTTGCGATGCCAAGGCAGAAGAGAAAAAGACCGCCGCCATAGATCGCGTGAATGTTGGCCTCGGCAAACCAGTTCCAACGGGCCGGTTCTCCATCGTTCCCGGCGCGCCAGTCAAAGGCCCAATCGACCTGCCCGACGCTACCTGCGATGAAGACTAGCAGCATCCATGTGGAGCCGATCAGCGTGGAAACGGCGATGAAAACGAGGAGCCATACCCACAGCAGCGGCGCGCCGTGCTCTGCATATCGCCTGCGATTTTGGAGTTTCTTCTCTTCCGCCCGCTCCTTGCGCTCGCGCATCCACACGCCCGCGCGCAATCGCGCCGCCTCGGCGGCTTCCTTTAATTTTCCAATCATACGAGGCCTATCCTGTGATTGCCTGATAAGCCAAGAACGCGGCGACGGTCGCCAGCACGCCCACTAAGGCCCAGGTCTTGCCGCTCGAACCCGGCGGCGGTGTGTTGAGTAGTTTCAGCATCTCCGTCGCCGTGGTCGTGGCGGGCGGCTGCTTTGACATCGTGTCCAGCATGCGCTGGATAGCGAGTGACTGCGAACTGATCGCTTGCGCTAGGCCATCGCCGCCGCCTTGGTGCGGCATCTTCGATGCTAGCCCCTGCACGGCGTCTGTGAGTTTTCGCACATCGTCTGGCAAGTGCATCAGCGAAGCGCGGATTTGTGCGACTTCCATTTCCACGGCTGACTGGCGCTTCTGCGCCTCCTCTTTTGCGGCGATGTGCTCGCGATAGGTGACGTAGTTCCCCAACCCCGCCTCGTTCATGTGATCGCGCTCTCCGTTTCCGAGGTATGTCATTGGTCTTGCGCCCGCGCCCAGTTCGCGCAGTGCCGTTGCGTGGAAGCGTTCACGTCGTAGGCTTCCTCCACCGCGTTCGCGCGATCCTGCCAAAACAGGAACGCAAGGCGCGCGTTAGCGAGCTGAGCGCGGTTCGCCTCAACAGGCGAAGAGACGTTTTCGGGGAGAAGCGTGGGTTCGTCGGTCGGGCGCGGTTCAATCGGATCGACTCTACATTCTGCTGGAATCACCACCGGCTGCGTCACCACTATCGGCGCCGGGCGTAGCCGCTCCATCGTCCCGCACGCCCCCAAAGCCATAATCGACGCCCCCGCCAGCGCGGGCTTGATCCATTGCATCGCGTATTCTCCTTGCTTCACGTTCGGCGCGCAGCCTGCGGGCGCGTTCCGCTTCGATCGTTTGTGCCGTCTGACTTGCCGCCGCGTTGGCGCTGTTGACCTGCGTACTCAGCTCGCGGACCAGTTCGGACGCGTCGGCCAAGTGGCGCTCTTGCATGGCGATGTCGGCGCGCAGATCGCGCACGTCGTCTTTGAGATTGCCGATGCGGCCGGTCTGAAGCCCCAGCAGGCCGAGGCTGACCACCAGCCACGTCCAAGGGCTTAAGACGATCGCCAGCGCCGGCGAGGCTGCCAGAGGGCCTAGGAAGCGCGCTAGGCGGGTTGGTTCGGTTCTGGCCTCCAGCACAGGCGGCGCATCGCCAAAGCCCTGCCGGCGCCCCGCAATCGCGACCTGGATGGCGTCACGCTCGCGCTTCTCTTCCAGGGTCAGGCGCGGCTTGCCCAGGAGCACCGTCAGGCGGGCTTCGGCGTCGTGCTCGATCTCGGACGCCATGCGGACCTGATCGGCGTCGGCGGGGTCTGCGGCCTCCATCATGGACAGGCTGACGCGGCGCTCGCGGAGCAGATCGGCGTGGTTCTCCTGCTCGCCTTCGAAGCGATAGGCGCGAGCGCCGGCTAAGACGGCACGCGCGCGCTCTAGGACGTTCATTCCCAATTCCCCCGATGGCGAGGTCCGCCGATGTCTTCCGGCGCCGAGGGCGGAAAACCACCCTGCGGCGCGTTGCCAAAAGGGGGCGGCGCTTGCCCCGCCCTGATCTGCTCCACGCGCTCGATGCGCCGGTCTCGGAACAGGGAAACGATAAAGGGCATCAGAACGCCCAGCAGCGCCGCAGCGCCGCCCAGGGCCGTTCCTAGGCCGTTGAGGTCCACGCCCTCGCCTGCGGCCCAGCGGTCGAAGCCAGCCGTCATGGCGACGCCTAGGCGCACGAACAGCCATGTAATGGCGACGACAAGCAGCATCACCGCCAGCCGGGTTAGCGGGCGGGCTATGGCGTCTAGGATTTGGATCACGTTAGCGGAACGCGCTTTCTTTTGGCGGGCCGTTCATGATAGACAAAGCGCGTCCTCCTTCCGGTTTGCCCGGGTCTACAGGTGGCGGATTAAAAAATGGAGGGGTCGCTCCCTTCTCGGCAGCCCCGGTCGCAAGGCCGGGGTTTTCGTTTGTGTCGATCACGGCCAGCCCTGCGATGGATCAAACGAAGCGACCGCTTCCCGATCCGCAGACCGGATAAAGTCTTGGCGCTCGTCTCGGTATATCTCGATGCGGCGAATGCGAGCCGTCACCGTCTCAAGCTCAATGAAGCGGTCGAACAGCTTAGGATTGCCGCCGACATAAGCCCCGGCTTCGTTCAGGTTGGTGACGACGTGAGAGCGAACCGCGTCATGCTCGCTGTCGCTGTAGCCCGCCTTGGCGGCTGCGATCAGTTCGGTAGCGTGCTCTGAAAGCTGACCGATGCGGACGATGCGGTCATGGGCGAGATTGTCACCGAAGATGAACGCGCCGGGGCTGTGCTCGGGTTCCGGCTCAATCTCATCCGGGGCGAAGTCCAGCGGATCAGGCGCGGGAAGCTCGCCATGTGCGAAAGCTTCGTCGTCTAGGAGTTCGGCTCCGAGGTCGGAGGCGTCTTCGAAGTCGGCGTCGAGCGGCTCGTTGAATGTCGCGGCGACTTCCGCGCTCTCAATCTCTTGCCCGCTTCCGACTCCAAATCCTTCGCCATCTTCTCCGCTTTCAAGCGGTCTATTGTCGTCCAAGTCGAAGGCGGGTTCTGAAGCTGGCGCAACAGCTTCTGATGCTGCCACGCTAGATGCTGCACCGTCATCTGATGCGGCTGCTTCATGCGCGGAATCCTCCCCCGCTTCGCTCTCGATTGCAACAGGTTCAAGCGTCGCTTCCGTGCTGAGCGGGCTCAACTTGAAGCGCTCCACGAGCCATACAGCGGCCTCTTCCGCCGTATCCGGCGTGTCCTCACTGTAAGACCGATCGCCAGGCTGCACCTTGGCCCAGTTCTTCACATGGAAGCCCTGCCCGTCAGGCTGAAAGCCCATGACCAGCGTGTCGCGCGTGTAAACCTGCCAAGCGTCATGCGGCGCCCATCCTGCCTCTCGCAGAATGTCCGCTGCTTCTGGGTGTGCTTCTTCCATCAGTTCGCTCCGAGATTTGCAGCGACGTAGGCCCGCGCCCGCGCTGCGGTGAACGTGGCTGAGCCATACGAGAGGGATTGGTAATTCGCCGCTGCGAGGTCTTGGATCGGGGCCACGTTCGTCAGGTATTGACGCAGGCCCGCGACCGCTAAAATCTCACGCACCATCCGCATCTGACCCCAGACGTTCGGGTGAACGCCATCGGGAAGCATTACGTCCACGCCGTCCACGGAAAGCGCTGACGAGCGCCAGCCGTCCATGATCCAGTTCATGTCTGCAAAGCGCGTCACGCCAGCGAGCGCCGATCCTGACGCACTGGTTGCGTTCGTCGTCACCATCGCCGCGCGGCGGGTCGCATCGTTCAGCGTGCCTTGCGTGCCGACCGCCGCATCATATTGCATGGCCGGATTGCAGGCGAGGTTGCCGCTGTGGCAGTAATCGAACATCGACATCATCACGACGGTTACGCCGTTGATTGCCGCAGCCTGACGTGCCGACCACCAGAACGAATAGTAAGCATTCGGTCCCGGCGCGTAGTCGCCCGCGTCTTCCAGAACGACCACATCACCGCTGCGGATCGTCCCGCGTGACACCATCGAAGCAATTAGCGTGGCGCTGACATTGCCGCCGTATGCGACGCGCTCTGTGCGGTTGTTCGTGGTCAGCGCAAGGTTTGCTGTGGAGGCGATCGAGCGGAAGTCATAGAGCGGGTGCGCGGGGTCTAACGGGTCTGCGCCGTCAGGAAACTTCCCCAGCGCATAGCCGCGCGCGATGCTGTCTCCGAAGAGATGAATGACGCGCCCATACGCTCCCCGGTTGGCTGCAATCTGCTGGTAAAGCGGGTCAGCGCCCGAGCCTTGCGCAATCGCCGTCATCGGCGCCAGCCAAAAGGCCAACACCGCTAGAATGAGCTTCATGGTTTTCCTTATGCGCCTGTGTGGGTGTAAGTGCCGATGATGTTGCCGGTATCCACGTCGATCAGCGTGAAGGTACGGCTCTCACCTGCGCCGTTGCCGTTGCAGCGGAAGGCGATGGTGTCGTTATTAGCAAACGTGATGGTTGTTGGATCGCCCGCGAACGCATACCCGGCGCCGTTTTGAGATGTCTCCGAACTCGTAATCGTGCCTACGTCCACGTAGTCTTCAAAACGAATATCGCCGCTATTGCCTGCTGGGACCGTAACCGTTCTAGTCGTACTGGTGGACACGCCAGCAACGGCCGTGGCGTCGAGCGTGCCTGAAAGCGAGCACGAGCCAATGTCGTCCAGCACGGCAGCGAACATACCGGCCAACATCAGATCACGCCGTGCAGCGTCCACTTGGACGAGCCGTTATAGATCGCAAGGAAGGCGTTGTGCGCGTAGCTGGTGCCGGTCGCTGAATCCGTGTCGCGGATATACATGGTGTGCGCAGCGGGGCGCGTGACCGTGCGCGCCGTGCCGCCTGGATCGAACAGAATCCAATCGCCTTCGGTCATGCCTGAGGCTGGAAGCGTCGGATTGCTAGCGCACTTCACGCGGCGGTTGCGGCTTGCGCTGGTGAGCGTGCCGCCCGTTTCGGAGCTATCCAGCGGCGGGCCGACAAGCGCGTTGGCGCTCACCGTGGTTGAGAACGCGATCAGCGTCGTGGCGTAGTCAACGTATTTTGTGCCATTGAGCGCAAAGCCGATGTTGTCGGAGCCGATGCGGTAGAAGCCGCAGTCGGTATCGTTGATGAACGCGTATGCGGGCGCGGCTGCTGTTCCGTTCTGGCCGGCAAGCACGCGCCCCGACGTATCAATCCGAAGCCCGAACGTGTTGTTGCCGTAGAGGTCCAGCGGGTGCGCGGTCGTAACCTTAAGCTGGCCTACGTTGTCGCCAGATGGACCAAGCGTCAGTGTGACCGGCGTTGTGGTGTCCGTCACAGTCAGCAGCGCGCCTGACGTTCCAGTGATCGTCATGGCGCCAGCCGTGACACTCGTCACACTCGGCGCAAGCGTAAGGCTCACTGTGTCCGCTGCCGTGAACTGCAAAAGCGCGTTGCCGGATGACCAGGAGAGCGCTGCGATGGCCGTGGTCGTTGCGTCTAAGGGTTGGAAAACGCCCGTCGCCGTCGCGCCGATCAGTTGAAAACGGGTGCCGTCGTAGCTAATCCGATAAATGTTCCCCGACACGATGTCGCCAGACGCCAGCGCCGTTGTGCCGTTCTTCGTGATCGCCTTCGCGCCAAGACCGTCAATGTTGATCGTGACTGTGCTGGAGTTTGAAAAGCTCGCCAGGATGTCGAACGATTGGCCGGTGACGTAGGCTGCGAGCGAGAGGCCAGTCGTCAAGGTATAAGCGTTTGCTGAGCCTGCCGTCGTGATCGCGCCGAGAAGCGCGTCGATGTCGTCAAGGCCCGTGTTGAGCTTGGTGCCCCAAGTATCTGCGGACGCCCCGACCTCGGGCTTAACGAAGGCGTAGCGTGTCGTTGTTGCGTCAGCCAATTACGTAGCTCCAAGGCATAAAAAACCGCCCTGCGGCGGCTGGTGTTCGATCATCTGTTTCTCCCTCCGGGGAACATCGGTGGAGGTCGGGGTGGGCCTGCGTTAGGACCAGTGCGGCTTGGGTTCGCGTTGAGCGGAAACGGCGCCTCGCCAGACGATTGACCAAGGACGCGCGGGATAGTGCGTCGCTGGAATTGCACCATCTGCCCTGGCTCTCCGAAGATATTCTCGCCATCGACAAGACGAGCATCGTACTGACCGCCTATGTCAACGCTGCGATTGGCGACCATGCCGCGATAGATGCGGTCATGAGCGGGCGTGCTGCCGATTAAAGAATACGCACGCTCTCCGTACAAATCCAAATCGCGCTGAATGCCGATAAGCGCACTGCGGACGCCCGATGCAATGTTTCGGCCCTCCGCTTTAGGGTCGGCGTAGCGCCAAATGATTTCAGCGGGCGAGCCACCAACCTCCGTCTGCACTTCCACTATCACAGGAGAACCTTCAGATGGCACAGTGTACCGACGCTGGGTTCCAAACTCGTTATTGATAATCTCTGGCGAGATATTTGCGCCAAGCTGGCGGCGCTGTCTGGGCGTTGCCACATCATGCAGTGCGCGGGCGGCAGATTGCCCATCGGCATTTCTTGCTGCAAGCACTTCACGAACTGACCTCGGATCAAAGGTGCTGTGGATGTCGGCTGTGGCGTCACTTACTCCAATATAGCCGCGCGCTCTAAGGGCCGCGACTGCCGCTGCTTCCACCGCTGGGTCATCTAGGCTTTGCGCTCCTAGTCGCTCTTGTTGAGCCTGCCGCTCCGTGCGCCACTCATTCCATGATGCGCGCGGGCCGCGCGGCACGTCCAATGGCAACACCTGTCCGCCGTCCACAAACCCGCCTTCGCCGGTAATGACGCCCTCCGCGCTCGCCGGTTGTCGCGCGTGATAAATGCCAGGGCCAAACGATCCAGATTCAGAGGCGCGAAGTGGGCCGTCTAGTTGAGCGCGCGTGGCGTGATAGCCACGTTCCGTCGCACGTCCCGCCTGCACTGGTCCTCCGTCAGGCGCAGTGCGGGGAGGCTGACCAAACACGTCCTCAGGCCAGCGCATATCAATCCGGCCATTGCGAGCAACGGCGCTCATGCGCTGATACTGATCCGCTGCGGCCAAGTCTCCGGGAGATAACGGCGCGTTGGTCGTATGATAATGCGTGAACTCTTCGATCCCCTCCGGTCTCATTTGCCTATGAAACGTGGGCGTCCAGAACGGGCTTGCATTAGAAGTCAGCTGCGCTCGATTTCCATTTAGGGCTACGCCCCATTCAAAGTTTGTCATTCGGCCAAGGGCTCGAACAATCTGATGATGCACCCCGGCGTCAATGTCAGCTTGGGTCAGGTCGATGTAGCTATGGAACGCCTGTTCATCATCGAGGCCAGAAGCCGTGCCGCCGCGAGGCTGGCGCCGCGCCCATTCGCGCGCGCCGTCTAGCTGCGTGCGTACACGTTGAGGCAGGCGGTCTAATGACTCAACAGTGCGCCCGTTCGGCACTGCGTCGGGTCCGCTCCTCGCCGCTTCCCTCAGATCATCGCTGCCGCCGACTAAGCTTTGACGGATCGGCTCTCTCGGTCGGATTGGAAGAACTGAGCCGTCTGTCGCTCTGCCTGGAAGGCGGGGCGGTGCGTTGGGGAGCGCTTCGATGGCTTCCGGTATCGCTTGCTGGGTGCGCGGAATGCGCGGCGGCGCTTCAAAGCGTGAGCGGACATTGGAGAAGCCGCCGCCCTGGTCGGGGAACAGCGCAATCTCGTTATCGATGCTCGTTTCAATTCCGGCATAGCCCCGACGCCGAAGCTCGTTGTTCACGCGCTCAACAATCGGCCGCGTGTGCTGTGTTAGCCAAGTGCGGCGCCCCGGATTGGTGTGCCGCATTTGCCGCCGTACGATCTCTTCTTGCGTGCTCTGAGGCACGAACGGCCCCCGCACTTCCAGCGGCATTACGTTGGCGCCTTCCCCGAAGGTGGAGCCTGTGTCGCGCCGCGCGTAGAAGCTTGCGTCCTCTGGTGAGCGAGAGACGGAAAGCGTGTCGCCGTACCAGCCGCTCGGGAGCGAACGATGCTCACCATCGAACGGCTGCATCATGCCGCGATATGCTGGCTCCCAGTTGCCACGAGGCACACGCGGCGGCGCCGGTCTCGCGCCCGAACCAAACGGCAGCGAAGCCGTCCCGAGAAGCCCAAGCCCGCCCATAGCGAACTCACCCGCTGCACGGCCCGGCTCGTTGGCTTGGATCGATCGAACCCCGCGCGCAAACGATGGCGCTCCGGTCGTCTCTAAGACGTTCATGCCCGCTTCTGCGATCTGGTTGCGGGGTTCGGACCATGCGCCGCGCTGCGTCGTGTCTGCGAGCGATGCGCGGGAGAACTCACGATCACGGCGCGTTGGGATGCGGCGATACGGGAGCGTGCGCGGATCAGCCAAAGCGCCGGCAGGCGATTGCTGCTGCTGATAGCCGGGGCGCGCTTCTCTTGTGCCTTCCCAAGCGGGCTGGTTGGCTTGGTGCTGTTGGCGAGCGGCCATCAGCCAGCCGGGTAGATCACCCAAGCGAGCGCCTTAGTGACATGCTGTCCGGTTCATTCTAACTTGTCCTTCATGCGCGTTCGAAAACGCTTCATTGCGATGCTTGCGGTCGCCGGTTTGGTTGGCTGCGTCGTGGTCTTTCAGGCCGTGACGGCTACGCCGCCCCAGCCCTACGTGCGCCTCGTTGGCGATGGTCGCCCGTCCGCGCCGTGGAATCGCTTTGAGTGCCGCGACGGTGAAGTCGTCAGCATCTACACAACCAGTCATGGCGTTGAACTAGAGCCCGCCCCTACCGGCCGTTCCTGCGCGGCGGCGGATTGAAGCGATAGGCTGGCGCGTTGGGGTCAAGCGGCTCGTTGCCTTGCCTGCCGCCCCAATGCCACCACGAGTCAAACGAGACGCGCTCACGGCGCTCCTGTTCGGCTCTGTCGGTGCGATTGCGATCAAGTGCCCTATCCATACCTGTGCGCGCCATCACCCATGACGGGCTGCTCATATAGGGGTAACCCTCTTGAGCGATACCTTCGCGAGCGCGTTGCATCGCTTCGATCCACGCCTGATTGTCCACGTTTGACTGATCCGGCCACGTTGCTGACGGGGGTGCAGTGCCGCCGACGCGGGCAACATCGCCAACGCCCATGCGCCCTGTGTCTGCCGGCGAGCGCCACGGCTCTCTGTCCACGGAATTATCCGCCAAACCAGGGTCGATGAATGCGCCGGGGCCTGCCGGGAACATTGGCCGGAACGGCCGCTCTACGCCGACACGCGCTGACGTAAGCGGCTCTGGCGCTACCCCTTCAGGAGTGATGAACGCGCCCGGCCCAACCGGATACGTGGGCGGCGGGCGGCGCCCGAACGCACCGAATAGCCCGCGTCTGTTTGGCATTAGTTTCGCCGCTGCCCTTGTGTGGAGCCGACACCCGTTGCGCCGATCTGTGAGGCTCGATTGTTCGTGTAGATTGCGGCCTCGCGCTCGCGAAGGATGCGGATGAGGTCGTTTGTAAAGGTCCGCGCTTCAGGGTCATCGATCCGGCGTAACAGATCCGCTCCGAACGCGTTGTTCGAGCGCTCAACGGCGTTGTTCGTCACGAGGTTGCCAAGCTGGCGCCCTGTGCGGCTGAACGCGCGTCCAGCGTTTCCTGACAGGGTGTCGCCCGCAGTATCCGCAAGCGCCTGCACGATGCCTTCCGCTTCGTATGCTTGGTTGCCCTGCGTCTGCGAGCCCGAACCCCATTGCGAGGCGTTGCGCATGAGGCGGTTTTGCGTGCGCGCGGTTCCAAGGAAGTCGGCGGCTTGCTCTGGTGTTTCAAAGACGGCTGCGAGACGGCGCTGCATCTCTGGCGCACGAAGCGCTTGGATGTTGGCGACGTTGACGGCGCCTTCCGTGTTGCCCGCAAGCCCGATGCGTTGTTGCAGATCGTGCGCCAAACCGATGCGCGCATGCTCCTGTTGGAACGGCGTCATCTGCTGCATCCGATATGCAACCTCTTCGGCGTCCATTTTCAGGAACAGCGCGCCCTCGTCCAGCGCCTCTTCCGCTTCTGCGATGCCCCCCCAGCGAGCACGCGCCTGCTGATAGCCAGGAATGTTGTCATCAATGGCGCGAAGGATTTGCGTCCGCATGTCGCGAATGCCGCGAAGCTCTGAAGCGCCGGCCCCTGATCCATCTGCACGGCGCATACCCTGCGCCACGGCGTCATCAAGACCCATTTTGACATAGTGGGCGTAGCGCGCGAATGAGCCGTCAATATTGCCCGCCGCTGCGCCGTTGGCTTGGTCACGAGCAAAGATGCGTTCCGCGCGCCGCATGGCGTCCTGCATCACAGGGTCATTGTGATAACGGCGGAAGACACCTTCGACGCCTGCGCGCTGAGCGGGCGCTAGCGGCCGTTCCCAAAGCGGATTGTAAAGCTCCGCGCCTACGGTTCGGTACTCGCCCTCAAGCCTGCGAAGCGCTGCTGATCTCGTCTCTGCCACGTTCAGATTTCTCCGTAGCGACTCCACGACGATCTCTGGCGAGGCTTGGGCGCGTTGCTCAAGTGCATCCGCTGCGATCTGACCAGTGCGGCCCGGTGATTGCACGATGGGGCGCAACTGCCGAACGCCTGCGTCCTCGAACACGTCCACCAGGCGCTGACCTTGCGGATTGCGCCGAGCGTCACCTATCGCCCTCTCCACGTCGTCCGCAGTTGTCCTAGCTCTGTCAGCCAAACGCGGCAAGCGGCGCTGGGTTGCTCCGCTTACGGGCGAGGTCGGCCCTGGGGGGCGCGGTTCTGCTGAGCGCATGGGACGCCACATGGCCCCCACGGAGTCGCCTGCCGGAACCGGAATGCGACGCGCTCCGCCGGCCAAAGCCTCCCAGGCCGGGCGCGCGACGTTGTTGATCAGCGGACGAGCTGCATTGATGGCTGTCGGCGTTGCTGCGCCAAAAGCGGCGCCCGTGCCCGCGCCCTCTTGGGCGCCCTGTAGTCGCGCCATGAGGTCGTCGCTGTTGCCGAGGTCGCCCGTTGCGCCGCCATAGGGTGCGCCCGATGCCGCGCCGGTCGCAGCCGCAAGCGCACTCTGACGCCCCCAAAGCGGAATGCCGCGAAGGCTTGATTGAGCAACGACCTGCGGCGCTGCGGCGCCCATCGTGAGCGCCACCGGCAGGGCATTGCCCGTGCCTTCAAGGAAGCGTGCTGCGTTGGGCCGTCTTGCGCTCAGATCGGTCTGTAGGTCGGTATTGCGCTGGCGCTGGCCTCGGTAGCCCTGTTGGAAGCCGTCGCCCTGTACGGCGCTGGTAAGGCCCGCCGTGAGCGCCGACACGTCCTGTGCGAACGGGATGCCGCGGTTCACCGCCGCTAGGCCCTGCTCCGCTTCTTGCATGACAGAACGGCGCTGGCCTCGCGTCGGCGGCGCCTGCGGGCGCGGCGCGGCTCTGCCTCCCGGCGCTGGATTGCGGGTCTGGAACGCATGTGCGGCGCGCGCGGCCGTTTGCGGGTCATCCGTATCGACCTCGATTTCGCGGCCGTCAGGAAGTTCAACCGTGATCGGCATTATTGGATCGGGTTCCCGTTGGCGTCGATACGAATGCGGTTAGACGCTGGGGGTTGACCGCCAGCCGCCGCACGCTGGCGGGGGTTCACAGAACGTGTGCGGCTGAACTCATTGCGGCCAGCGGCCCGCCAACGTCCACCGCCGAGATACGTGTATTGTCGCCCGCTTGGGGCGACGTAGTTTCGACCTTGGCGGAATGACGTTTCTGGCACGCTCGCGAAGCTGTCCATGTCTTCAGGGTGCAGATATTCGGGCGGAGAGATGCCCACGTTCGACGGGTCGATTCCGCGAGCGCTTAGAACGCCCTCGGCGTCATTGTACCGGCGCCACAAGTCGCCCGAAGCATTGCGCTGTGCGGTTTGAACGTACTGCGCCAGCGCCATGCGATCCTGAGGCGTGATGCCGGTCTGCGTGATGTCGGCGTAGGCCCGGTTACGGATCAAGTCTTGCTGCAAGGATGGCGAGAGGGTCGAGAACACTTCACTCTCGGTTAGCACGCCGGGGCCGGTCTGTGCTCGCGCTGCCGCACGGAGCAAAGCCACGTCGTTCATGCGGACATTACCATTTGGGCGCCCGCGCGTTTGAATAACGCTTTGCGCATAGGGCAACGCGGCGCGCATGTTGCCAAGGTCATTGTTCACTGTTCGCACGTCGTCATTGTACGAATTAGTCCACTGCCGCGCCTCGGAAAGCGACGGCATGCCTTGGCGATCCTCGCGCGTGGCGCGCATGTAGTCGATGCCTTCGCTCGCTCGATTGTGCCGCATCGTCTCTTCAAACTGTGCGCGCTGGCGTTCTGAGTCCTGCTGTCGAATGCCTAGCGCTGCGCTGTCCTCCGCCGTCATCGGCGCGAAGCTCTCGGGAAAAAGCTCGAACTGCGCCTGCTGTTCTGGCGATAGCGTCTGCATGAAAGCTGAGCGAGCGCGTTGAGACTGAACTTGTTCCGCTTCCTCTTGCTTCATGCTGCGCGCTTGCACCGCTTCCTCTGCCGCAAGGCGTTGCTGCTCCGCCTCGTTCGCGTTGAACTGATCGAGCTGGCCTTGATCGTCGCCAAGTTGGCGCATGGTCGCGCCGATCACTTGCAAAGAGCGCGGCAGGTTCTTGCGTGAGAACGGAGCCATGAAGCCGCCGATCTGGCGCACTTGCTCAGTCCCGCCCTGCTTGGGCGCCTCTTCCAGTTTCACCGGGCCTTGGTCGAGGCGGTATGCGCGTCCGAACAATCTCATTAGCCACCTCCCCAAAGCGTGCCGCCGCCGCCGAGAAGCGTTCCAAGCGCCCCCCACGGGTTGCTGCTCGATGACTGCCCGGTACTGCGCCCGCTGCTGTCGATTTGCTGGCCGATGAACATATCGGGCGAGATGCCGAGGATCTGCGCAAGCTGTTGAAGCTGGCGGATCTGTGCGTTCTGCGGGTCGTTCTCTTGCGCGATAGCCCGCTGCTGATCGCCAAGCGCTGACTGCGTGGCGATGTTCGCACGCGAGTTGCCGTCTTGCGCGAGGCCCTGCTGTCCAAGCTGTGAGGCCATGTTGCCGCGAAACTGCGCGCCCTGAAGGCCAGCGTTTGAGTTGAACTGATCGGCTGAGAAGCGGTTGCCGATGTCGAACTGCGCCGCTTGCTGTGCGTTTTGGTAATTGCCCTGACGAAGCTGCGCCACCGTGTTGGCGAAGTTGCGGGTGTTGTCGCCCACAAGTTGACCCGCCGACACCGCCTGCCGTGAGCCGCCATATGCGCCGTTTGGCGTCATGGAGCGGAGCGAGTTGAGGCCCAAATCGTTGGCGTTGGTGAAGTCGTTCTGCGCGGCGTTGATGACCTCGTTCGTGAACGGGTTCATGTAGCTGGAGAGGTCTGTGTTCGAAAGCTGCCCCGCCTGGACGCTGTCGGGCGAGTAATCCATAAGCCCGCGCGTGCCGCTCATGGCGTCGCTCAGTGCTGAATTGAGGCCCAGACCCGACGCGCCGCTGTAAGCTTGGTTCTGAAGGTTCGACGGCCCGATGGTGCTGGGCGTTTGGCCCATGAGCCCGCCGACTTGACCATAGAGGTTCTGCGCCGGTCCTTGAATCCAGCCCGGCACGTTCGGCGTGGTCGTGGCCGTCCCCGTGCTTGTCGAACTGGTCTTTTCTTTCTTCTTGCCCATTACAGCATCTTCCTAACGGTCGTGCAGTATCTCTCGTAACCAAGCGGCGCCAGCGTTCGTGTCCAGCCTTCTCGGCCCATGACGTGCGCTTGCGTGCAGCCGACTGAGCGGCCCCATTCTTCCAGCATTGGCGTCATACGCAGCATCTCTTGGAGATCGCCGCCGCCAAGCCATGCGTCGATGACGCGTTCATCGTTGCTGAAGTTGCTTATCGTCGTGACGAAACAGGCTTGTTCGCCCATCCACAGATGCGCGCGCTTTGCTTCGATGTCGGCCTTCACGTCGGCCAAGTTCCAGAGCGGGCGCTTATCGTTCGCCTTCAGTGCAGCTTCCAGCCAAGGCGCTGCGCGGTCGAAATCGCTCATACCGCCGTTAACGTCACAACGCCCGAAGCCACGGTTAGCTCGTAATTCGTCCCGGTCACAGTATCGATCAGCACCAAACGAACCGGCGTTAGCTGTTCATCGCGCTTCACGCACTTGCCCAGTTCTTCTTGCAGCAGCGTCCGCAGGCTCGCTTGATCAACCGCTGAGTATTGCGCCGGCGCCGCAGGAAGCCGTCTCACCGGCTAAGCTCTGCGGCTAAATGTTTATGCGTGGCGCTGCGCTGGGGAACCAGGTGCAGCGTCTCGCCCTCCAGCTTCACCTTAAACGTGGTCTTCGGGTCAGCGTTGGGCCAGCAGATCGAGGCCGTGCCGTCGTCGTTCACCGTGACCGCAAAGCCCTTGTCGCGGAGCGTTTGAATATCACTCACGCTTGCCGCCCGGAATAATATCGAACCGAGGCGAGCCCCATTGGCCCGCCGTCTGAAACGCCACCTTCATCCGCACTGATCGCCCTGCGAGGCGAACGCTGGTCGGGTTCGGCGCCGTGTATGGTCCGTGTGTCGTCTCGCTGTCGTTGTTCCAATCGCGTGTGTAGCACGTCAGCTCCACATCGCCTTGCGTACCCTCATCGAAGATGATCCGGCGCACACGGGCGATATTGTCACCCTCGCCAATCTCGTAAGGCCCGCTCTCTGCGTATGGGTCGGCATCCCACGTTGAGCCGGTCTCGTGCTCGTAAACGAACGAATCCGATGAGACCATCATGGGAAAGTTATAGATGCCGCTATCGGCGCCAGAGAGCCTGGAAAGCGTGTGCGTCCACCAAGTGCCTTCCTTGTAATTGTACACGGCCACCATGTCGTTTTCGGTCGAGGCGCTGGATGGGTAAAACCACCAAATTTCCCCAAACTGCGCTATCGTCATAGCGGACACCTTGGACCGCTGCGTAAAGTTCAGATCGCCAATCGTCGCGTCGTACACGTCGCAGGTCATCGGCTGCACTGATGCGCCGTCCCACATGCTAAAGCCGTTCGGACCCCACCAGAACACGCGCCCGTCTGCCGCTGCATGTGCGCCGCGTGAGATGATGCCCGCGTTCTCGCCAACCCGCGCCACGTCGTAAACAAACGGGAGCC